GATAATTGCTCGACGGTGCGGACGACGGTGTAACTGGAAACGAGCTGAATGTTTTGATTCCGGCAATGGTTTGGTTGCCACTTGTTTGGACAAATCCAGAAGAGTCAATATTATCCAGTTTGTCACTATCAGCCGCCTTTGCAGTAATTCCAAGATAAGCAGTATCGTGGTTATGAGTCGCAAGTGAAAAATCAGTTGAATCTTTTCCATCCAGCTTTTCACTGTCGGCGGCTTTAGCTGAAATTCCGAGATAAGCAGTATCATGGTTATGAGTCGCAAGTGAAAAATCAGTTGAATCTTTTCCATCCAACTTATCACTGTCGGCGGCTTTAGCTGAAATTCCGAGATAATCGGAATCGTGGTCGTGACCTGCGATCAAATTCTCACGCGTTATTTTCTTGCTTGCGTTTGCGCTGGTATCAACGATTTCCAGATAGTCATCAGATGCCGCTTCGGTTAGTTCAGTAAGATCGGTTATTTTTTTATCTGCCATAATCTAAACTCCTCAAAACATTATGATTCCACGCGATGCTTTAGCCGGTCGAAGCGAAACTACGGCGTGTGCCCAGCGGCTATCTGTCCACGTCCAATACATTGTTGCCGTGCCTTCTGTCAGGTTGCTTTTGTAACTAATGCCGGCGTTCTCAGTGACGTTGTAAATAACTGTTTGCCCCGCTCCCGCAGTTTTTGCCGAATAAGCAACTATCACATCGTGAACCCAGCCGCCATCTACACAATCAACTGTCAAAGAACTTGAGTCTGAACTTGCAGAGCCACCGCGCTTGCCATCAGCATCCACCACTGGATCTTTAGCTACTCCGCTGAACCCTGCAAGCCACCAACGTTTTTGTGTATGTTCACCATCCCTGGTTACGGTATAAGCTCCGGCTACCCAGGAATTCGGGATAACCAGCCCCCAAATCCGCGCTTTCTCATCATGAGCGCCAGAATCGGCGAAAAGTGTCATCTCAAGCCCATTGATACTGGCAGAAGTCGGCAGGGTCGCATCAGTCCCAGCCATAAACAACACGAATCTATTTTCGGCTTCCGGCAATGTAATAGTCGGCGTAAGCACGTGATTAGGGTTAGATGTGTTTGCAATAGGGGTCACGATTGCACCATGAAAGTCAGAATCACATCAAGCCCACGCGTGTCAGTGCCTTTAACTTTGACGTACATTCCCACACGTTGCCCGGTTGTTACCGTATCATTTGCTGTGTTGATAGCCATTGGCGTTGTTGCCGTGTAAGAAGTCTTCTCATTCTGATCAATTGTGATGTTCGTCGATAACATGGCGGTATCGTTGGTTAGATTGTGAACTCGGATTTCCGGCAATCCAGAAGTCGAAGGGATGTTAACTACAGCCGCTGCGTTGATTAGTTTTGCCCCGTTTAGTTCCATTGGGATCGGGAACGAGTGCGCCGGTGTAGCATCGTTTGCAACCAACAAAACGTCTTCAGTAAAAACGTTGATTATTAGCGTTTTCGTGTTGGCACGTTTAAACACTTCTGATACGTTATCCCTAACGTTTTGGTTCATCATTGCCGCTGTAACAACTTCGTTTGTCACCCAAGTTCGTGGTGTTTTATATGCCATAAATCCTCCTAATAGCCTAAAATCGTGGTCGTGCCGAGAACGCCGTAAGTGCTGTCGCCAAGAATCCAGGCATCGGATGTCTCGTACATCGCGTCTTGCAATCCGTAGGTGTAGGTCACAATATCACCCGAAGTGATCGTGAAATCAATTGACTGAATGAAACAGTCTTGCTCTATCCCCACGCTCGGCGCAACAACTTTTATCTTGTCGCCAATGTTCAAATCCATAAACGCGTTGATCAGAAAGTCGGGATAATAAGTGACAACTTCGCCGTCATAGCCAAAAATTGTGCTGTCGTTCCGGTTCGCAATCAGCGTTATGCTGTTTATAGTGGTGTGTTTCGCCTTGTGCAGGTCTAACAATGCAACTGCAATATCAGTTGTTTGTAATGGGTCGTCTTGGTAAGGTAGGTCAAGGTTGAGCGTGCGTGCGCCGTCATTCGCAACCAACGCTTCATCTTCACGCAATATCTCAACTGGTCGGTAGATATACACACCCTTGCCTCGCGCCTGTAATTGCGTGACGTAGCCTGTTATTGCGCCGGTGTTCTCAAGCGTATAATCGACACCATTTGCGCCATAAACCGCTGTCACTTCCAAGTCACTGGTAATGTTCGAGCCTGATTCGTCTTCTTTCGTGTTGAAGATGTAATCCGTGCCAGGAACAGGCGTAACTGTAGATAGAGCGGCAACTGTTTGCGCTTCCTGATTCGGATCACGGAAACGCCCCTTCATTGTGACGGTCTGATATGCGTCTATCTTTAATGGTCTCTCAAGCGAGAATAGCACCACATCGCTCGTGTCAACCTTGCGCGGATACGCCTTTGAGTCCACCTGGTTATAGTAGGATTCGGCGTGCTTTACTTCAATCCCACGATAGTTGTTGTCAAATACTGCATCAACCGTTGTGGTTGTAGGCTGTAAGATGCGTGTGTCACCGGCTTGCGTAATTCGTGTGTCACCGGCTTGCGTAATTCTGGTATCAGCAGTTTTGCTGTCGATAACACTTACTTGCGCTAACGCCTTGCCGGAACGAAAGCCCCGATTTTCAACTGTCAGCACTTCATCGGAATCAGCTGTTTGCTTGATATAGACATAACCCAACTCGGATAAGGTCGCTTTGCTGACTTCCTGCATTGCCCGTGTCTTATCCCTCAAGGTGTCGAATACGCTTTTGAAGGTTGACCGCCCCGTGCCATAAGAGGTGGATAACGGCTTTATAGGCATATTCGATAGAATCAGCGCGACAACCTGCTCCAGTCGTTTGTCGGTGGTATAGGTCGGCAGGTCGAGTTGGTGAATAGCCATCTGCTCCATGTAATCGAGCACCTTGACCCTCGTCACCGTCATGAATTGCGTTGTGTCGATCTCGATACCATTAGGCGGCACAACGCCATAAAAGCGGGTGCGAGTCCGCCCCTCGTAGGTCAACCGCAGCCGGAATTTCATCCCCGACTGGAATCCCGACATACAATTCGCGTGACCTGGAGTAAAGAGATTATTCACGTTGTGCAGAACAAGCGTGAGTTGTCCGGTTGAAGCGACTCTGTCAATTGGGTTCGAGCCTCGGATTCCCATCGAACCAGTGATACCAGCCGCTTGAAGTCGGTAGGCGTTCAGATCAACCCACTTACCTTGCAGATAGAACTCGCAGGCTATCGCGTCGTATTTCATTATGCGCCCACCATCAACAACGCGTCCCTGACTGCCATTGCAATATCAGACGCGGTAGGCAACCTTCCGAGTGCTGCTAACAGATCGCCATTGCCGCCTAATAGCTCCAACAGCTTATCGTTCGATATAATCTGCCCGCTCTCATTTGGCATAAACAACTCCGGTCCGCGCTCTCCAACGATGTAAGGCGTGTCTGCCATGAAATATCCGCCCGATGCGCCGCCGCCATGTGGATATTGAGGACCCGTGTAGTTTTCATAAGGGTCGGGACTGCCAGAAGTACCATAGTAGGTATTGACAAATACGCGTTGCTCTTTGTCAAGCAGAACGTATTGCTCCAGCAGGTCGAAAGTGGCAAACGCAGCGGTAGCGTCTACGGTTACGTTGCCGGTCTTTTCATCAATCTCCAGCCCGTTGATTGTTTCAATTGCATTGCCATAAGCCTTCATTGCCGCCTTCGCGCCCTCTTCGGACATGTAGCCCATGTCAATTGCCATCTGCATATAAGCACCGAGTTCGGCTTGCGTAACCCCACCAACGGCAATGGTAGCCTGGAACATGTCCAGAGTGACGCGGTCGGCAAGTTCTGCCATACTCGCGTCAATGCCAGCAATGTTCGCGTCCAAGTCTTTTACTTTTTGACTTTGCTCACTCCAGCCCTGATTGATAAGCTTTTGCCGCTCAATCTGCAAAGTCTCTTTTTCTTCCAGCATATCGGTATATTTATAAGCCAGATCAATAATGCCTTCATAATTGCCTTCGAGCGAAGTGATATTCTCAAGTTCGGCATTCAATTTGGCTTGCGCTTCAGCAGCGGCAATGGCCGCATTTGCCGCCTCCAGTTCCGCTTCGGTCAATACCTCTGTGGTGTCGACGGCCTCGCCATTCGTTTTATTCAATATGCCAAGTATGAAATTCAACTTTGAAACATAATCTGAATAAGTGCCTGTGCTTGTAGAAACGCTGTCAAGAATAGATTGGTACTCCTCGGCACTTATCTTTTGATCACCAAAAGCTTGTTTCGCAGCGGCAGTTACGGCGTCTTGCATTTTCATTAATTCGGTAGGTTGCCCTGCCAGATTATTAATAACATCTGTCAACGCAGGTACAGCAAACTGCCCGATTTTATTTTTTAATCCAACCCACGCATCGCCAAGAGCATCAAGCGCGTCTTTATATTCCTTAGCCTGCTGAGCCGCTTCAGCCGTCACAACAAGACTATCTGATATGCCATCTGTTACATCACGGATTGCTTCCCCACCTGCCAGCAGGAATGGCATCATGTCAGCATAAGACTTGCCGAATATCTTTGACGCTTCAGCCGCCCGCAAAGCAGGATCATCAATTGCCAGCAATCTGTCCGATAATGCCGCAAGGTTATCAATCGTGGGAATGAAACCGTTCTTGAGCGCCATTTCCATCGAGCGCTGCATGGTTTCCATCGGCACGCGAAAATCGTCGGCAGCCTGGGTAAGCCGGCTCATTTCTTCGGTTGTAATGCCTGCCATTTCTGCGGATAGGCGCATGGTATCTGCGTAGTCCGCCCAGTCCGTGATTGAATCTGCCACGCCCTTCCCAAGCTTATATATAGCGGTAGTAAGCGATAAAGTGCCAATGACTTGCTTTGCCATTTCGCTGCCGAAACCCTGCAGCGACTGTTTGGCGCTTCCAAGTCCCTTATTGAGCTGATCGGTGTTTACGCCAACTGTCGCAAAAAGCGATGCGATATTTATGGCCATTAGCGGCTCCTCTTGTTTTTACTGTTCATAAAGCCCCGTGCTTTCGCCTTGCCATCCCGAATTTGAATCCAGTCATTCCAGTCCTTTACTGACAGCGCGTCTACCTGGTCAAGCGTCCAGCCGGTTTCCTGTACCATTTCCCAGCGCCAAAATTCAGGCGGCATGGAGTCAGCCATCCCAATCATGCCCAGGTAGACGCGCCCGCTTAGTTTTTTACGTCATCGAGTTTTCGACTTTCAAAGTAAGATTTCCAAAAACCGGCACCGACCTTGTAGTAGTCAATAGGGTTGAGATTGGCCATCTCATCAGCGGTCATGCCAACTGTTTTACCAACAATCGTGTCGCTGATCTCAACATCCAAATCTTTCTCGGCCAGTTTGCGTAATTCGACCTGGGTTATTTTTGTCCAGTCGTACTCTATCTGCGCTCCGTTCGACAGTTCAACCATATCAGCTCCAAGCCCCGTTACTCTGGAAGGTGCAATTGACAGTCACCACGTCTGCATAAGGCGTGTCGAACGTTGCCCCCATCGAAATAGCCGTGTAAGCTTTGCTCAACTTGCCGCTCGCAGTGCCTTCGGGCGCAACGGTCAGCGTGCCTTGTACGCCGGCAGCCAGTGCAGCATACAATGCAGTCCCAGCAGTCCCGGAAGGGAACAGACCGGAATAATCGATGGTAGCCGACTTGATGGTAGGCAGATAGGTTTTGTGTGTGTCAGCACCGGCGGTGGTTTCCGCTGTGTCGGTGTTTTCCTTGATTGAGACGCTGCGATAATCGCCAGACAGATTGATAGTTCCAGCGCTTGATGCCCAATTGATGTAAGCATCTTTTCCAGTAATGTTATTTTCAGCCATTTGTTATTCCTCCGAATGATTAATCAAGCCTTACGCGGTAATAAGCCCCGCAAGACCAGGTTGCTTTCCCTGCCTCGTCAATTTCGGGCAGGACGATAGACTCTTCACGTGCCAGCCAGAAATTGTTCCAACTGGTCATGGTCAGAGTCGTTTCCAATAATTCAGCCGCATAGCC